AAATCAATTTCAGAAGTATTGACTCCTGGAGAGACTAAGAATGCCATGTTTTCGCTCCTGTAAATGGAGATTTAAGAATCTTACTGGTTATTTAGTATTTCGGGGGTTTTAACGATTGACCACAGTCCAAATTGAACCACCAGAAACAAACTGATTTTCTCCATTATCAACTTCGTCATGACCTGCAATAAAGTTCGGAAGAGCTTCTTCTTCGATCTGACGCATTTGTTCTTCATGCAACTTTTCTTTAATATTGGTATTGGTCAGATCAGCAAAGAAACTCTGATTCGTCATCCAAGAGAATAAAACAAGAGTCATAACTAGGTCATCGTGACTCCCCTCTTCTGCCTCATAACTCGCTCCTTTGGATATGAAGGTCGAAAGTTCTGATATCGTATCAAAATCTTGTAAGATTATTTTTTGCGATTCGATCAAATTCTTAAGAATTGAACATCCAAGACGTTTGACAGACTTTGTTGTACGAATTCCGCGTTGCGATTTATTCCCATAGCCCCAAGTGAGTGCAACTTTACCTTTTACGTCGACCGTCGACAGGATATTCTCATATTCATAGTCTTCAAATAGAGAATCGACGACCTGTTGACCGTTGTCATTGATTTCAACTAACGAATATGCTTGATTGTAGTATTCGCCAATGCGCTTAATAATTGAAGGATAGACCAACGGACTGATGTTATTGTCTTTATATGTGCAGACCTGTTTATAGGGTATTTCAGTAACATCGATCACACTAAACGCCGAGTAGTCTAACCCCTTACCTCGAGATGTATCTGAGATTATGACATAAGTGTGGTTTGAGATCGGAGCCTGATAAATCTTAATTCCATTATCCGAGGTATGAATTGGAGTTACAAACGCGAGAGACTTGAGTCCAGCTGCAGAGATCAGGGTCCCTGATGAGCCCATGAATTCGCATTCCATTTCCTGCAGAAACTTCTGTTCACCAAGAACACGGCGTTGTTCATCCGCCCACTTCTGATCACGACCTGGAACCTGACGCCAGTTAGCCTCAACGTGTGTAAATCCGTTTTGACCTTCAACTGCTTCAGTCCACATCCTATAAAAGTGATTCATGCCATTTGGCGTTGAAGAAATTAAAATCTTCGAAGTTGTACCAGAAGAAATTGTTGGATAAACAGACGTGAAAAATTCTTCAGCGATATTACTTGGAACGAATGCAAACTCGTCAAGATATAGTAGCGAGATAGAGAAACCACGGATTGCGCTAGAGGCAGTAGAGTTAGCCAAGACGCGACATCCGTTTTCTAACTCAATGTCACCCTTGTTCCAAACTTTGACGCCTTGCTGAATCCACATTGGCAATGCTTCGTATGCTAGTTTGATACGAGCAAGAATTTCTCTTGATGTACTGGCTTTATTTGCAAGAATCGCAACGGTCTTATCTTGATTGAATAGAATGTACCAGAGAATATATCCGACGATGATCGTAGTCTTACCGACCTGACGACCTGCCTTTACGATAACACGACGGTTTTCATTAATATCTGTTACAACTTGTTTTTGAAAAGGATAAAGTTCAATTTGAACGAAACCTTTATCAAGTGTAATGATCTTAACATAGTTTTCAATAAAGTATGTTGGATCTTGAGCGCACTTGACGAACTCACGGATTTGATCTTCCGTAAGATTCATCGCCATGTTCACTCGCTTCAGCTTGGGATTGCCAAGATAATGCTTTAATTTAGCCGCTATTGGATTCATTCTTTAATTGTCGCAATAACTCAGCAGTGCTTCCGACGAATACTGCTTTGTCTACATTGATATTGGTTGGTGCTGCTGATTCTTTTGGTTGAAGTTCTTGTTGCTGCTTTTGAAGAATCATTAATTTCTCTGTGACATCAGAGAGATTCTTGATCATGTTTGCTGCTACTTCATACGCTCTTGGATGTTGCGATTCTTTTGCCACTTCAAGAATGCCTTCCAAAGCCTCATTACCTTTTTCGATAAGATTGTAATAATTAGCACGAGAATAGTCAGCATCAGGATTATCAACTGATCTGTCTGGCTCATGAATAGTAACACTTTTATTACCCTCGCTTACCACAGGAATATAATCAGTGTTTAAAATATCAGAAAGATTTTGGTCAACCTTACTCATGTTATATTTGGGAATATCTCTATTTGCTCATCAAAACCAAATGCAGTATTAGCATTTGCAGTAATTGGCGATGGAAGAATACTCAAATTGACCAATTGATTATCGATCACTGAATCAAATGATTGTATCGTAAATGATGAATTTGATATTGCACCAACCAGTTTATTGTTTGTTGTAAATGTGCCAGAAATATCTGTAACATATATTTGATTTGCAACATTATTCCAAGAGGAAACAAACCCACTCGCATTTGCAGAACTCAAATTTCTACCAACATAAACAAGCTCGCCAATTTTGTAATCTCCAAACCCTGAAGTTAAATTGAGAACTTTTGCACCACTTTGCAGAACTTCGCTGTCAAATGTGTTTGCAACAGACTTACGAATCACCTTAACAGAATCATTGATAAATCCATAGAGCCATCCCTGAACTGTAAATGTTAAAGTCCATGTCATTACTCTTGTTTCTTCAGGGGAGCCTGTTGCAGCGATATCGTATGATAATCCTTCTAGCACAATCGGAACATCAACTTTGTCACCTTGAATACCCGTCAGATTCATTGAAATTGTGTGGTCTGGTGCAAAGTATGGTAGAATTTGTTCAATCAGTTGCGTGCCATCTTCGACATTACGAACATATAAAACAAGATCAAATGAAAAGTTGTATGGAGTTGATGTGATTGTTGTTATACTGTTGCCATCTTTTCCAGGAGAAAATTGCGGATTAAAATTAGTAATCTTGCGCAATGGATCATAATTGATTGCAGTCATTTCAAATGACATGCGTGGCAATTGAATTCGCATTGATCGATCCAATCCTGGATCTTGTGTGATGCGGACATAAAACTTTTCTTTGTTAGCATAAGACAATGGAACTGTGATTCGCTCAATCTCAGTTTGACCATCTTTTGTGTATCTGTATAACTTTAGATCATTGAACATTGTGCCAAAGCCCACAACGATCTTACGAATGATTCTATGGTAGAAATGTCTAGATGACAGCATTATGGCTCACCGAATGGATTTGTTTCGCTGAAGTCTAGAATGTTATCAGCTTCTGTTTCAATTCTAAAGTTATCATCATAATCCGATGCAGCATCATCTTGAATATTTGAACTGGTTAGAGTCCAAATAGCATTGCTGGTATTCCCTTTTATACTCGATCCTGCAGCGAATTCCCCACGAATGTTTCTCAAACGCAGTGTTCTAGAAGGTTTGTCCCAAGAAGAAACATATCCTCTTGCTGTTGAATTTGCAAGTGTTGTTCCTTGATAGACAATCTCATGTTGGGTGAATGTTCCAGTTCCACCAGCAGTTAAAATATAATCAATTGAAACAGCTTGTTTAATTGCTAGATCGTCAATCTCACTCACACCAGTAGCAATCAATTCACCATTATATTTGAAAGTCTCTAGAGACAATCCATACATATACGGTGCTTTCTTTCCTGCTTGGAAGAAGTTTTTTTCTTCCTCGACAAGTCGTATTTCTAATAATTTTTGTTGTACTGGCAGATAAACTAGATCGCCTTCTTTTGGTAAGTTTCTTTCGCCTTTGACATATTTTTCGAATGTTCTTCTGGCAACACAAACCTTTGCGTCTTTTTGAATTTCTAAACCAAACTTCGAAAAGAATTCTGAATTTCCAGTAAAATCATTGAACGTTTCAAGATACATATCAATCTTATATGCTCTTGTAAACGATTTCACAGGATCGTCGCCAAACAATTCATCTAGCGAAGATTGTGAGTCTCGTGGAATGTAATAGATGTCAATTCCATGATTTTTAATAGACTCAATAATCAAATCCTCAACAAGAAACTGTTCGCGTGTCGCGCCTTGATTATTAAAGTAAACACTAGTTGCCATTTTAGCCCACCATCATTCCTGGTGGTTCTTCGTAAACATCGCGAAGTTTTTCTTCAAGCTCTTTGATTTCCGCAACAGCCTCGTCATATATTTGTTGACCGTTAACAATTAATCCGCCTGGAAGAGTATAATTGCCATATTTCTTTAGGTTTGCGCCCCATTGCCGCTTGAATAACTGAGTTGTATATTCCTTTACCCAAGAATCATTAAAGACTTTTTCATAGGTATCCTCATCGACGACTCTATGTGCTTCGAATAGAATATAGTCACCTGCATCTAACTTACCTTCCCAACTTTGCCACAAATAGAGTCTATTTGTCTTTTTGTTATATGAGTAAGGAGTTTCTCCAGTTACGATCATATCTAACATGGAGAGGTGTTCTCGTGCAATCACATAATATGTGTATGACGAAGAAGTTAGATTATAAAAGTCATTTAAACGTAATTGATAGTTAATATCAAAAATGTTAAAACCTGATGTGTTTGTTGAACTTACGGTGTCTCCAGTCATTGGAAATACTCTAGAGACGCCGATGATGTTGTCACATAGTCTGGCATATTTGTTCAAGATATCAGCATTTGTGACTTTATGGGCTAGATAAACCCTTTCTGTACCATCAAAATGATAGTTTTGGAACATCTGAAGCGCATCATCGATACGATCATCAAGCTGATCATCGTCGATATTAATGTCGATTACAGGAAATCCAAGATTGCGGAGGCAGAAATCTTTTAGTTCGGTTTTATTTGTAGGTTTTGCCATTTAGAACCTCTCGTGTAGTTCTATATTTAGTTATTCGATAAGACTACCATCTCGAGAATTGTAAATCCTATTTGGGTCCATATGCGCAAATTGTTCCCAGTTTGGCTCTCCTTGCTCAAGTCTTTTGCCGACAGTTTCTTCACCGATGTGGAAGATTAGATTCTCACCATTTGATCCTTTTAGAGTCGCAGAATACATCTTGTGGAAGAAATCTAGATAAACCATGATCATCCCTTCGTTTACATTGAATTTCCAATACTCTCTAAACGAATATTCGATTACATTTTTACGATATAACGAAAATATGATTGGGAACGTCTTTACGTTTTTGCTATAGTAATAGTTACCAATTTTGACGTCGGTTGGATCAATGGCAGATTCTGTTTCGTGAAAATACCATGGCTGGCGTTGGAGAACGACTGAAGCCATCTTTTCATCTGATTCTAGAACTGTGATTAGGTCGTCAATTCGAATGGGGCTAGTCAATAATACATCGTCCTCTTGATGCAGAATGTAGTCGTAGTCTTGCATTTTGAGCCAATCGAAGAATGCGCTCCAATTTACAGAAAGCCCCAAGTTGGTTTCGTTGAATCTTACATTAAATCCATAAACCTTTGCGATTAAATCGAATATGGCAAGATTTCTATTTCTTGGATAATCGTCTATGATTAGTTTATCGACTGTATGATTCCCATAGTCTAGATTCTTTAAAGACTCTAGAGTTGGCATCAAATATTTGATTCGATTTGTAGAAAATACTACATGTAAGATCTTCATCAGTATTCCGTATTAAAGAAGAACGTTTGGAACAATCGACCATTTTCTAGATTGTTTCCGAAATAATCTAACGAAGCATGATATAAATTGCCACGATAAAGAACAATACGATTATATTTGTTCGCAACATAATCTGCCTTTTCCCATTTCGTATAATCATATCCATCAAGATATGGTGCGTTGTTATCAGCTCGTTCATATTCTTTTGTTTCTTTCCATCGATACAATGCAGTCCCTGATGAGAGCGGCGCGTCTGGCGTTAGATAACAAACAGCAGCCCAAGTATTAAAACTGTCGGCGTGGATCCACGTGCGATCTTTTGCAGTACAAATTTGAAATGCACCAGTGTACCCTGAATCTTCGAACCAATTAGTGATTCGACCACCTGCATTTTGTATAATATACTGAATTGAATTCTTTAAATCATCAGGAAGCCATGGCTTTGTTCGAACTCCAGGATAATTTCCAGAAACTTCGAAGGGCTGCGACAAAGCATATGCTCTTACTTGGTCTGGGTTTTGATAGAAGTCGTCAACAATTATTAATGTTGTTTTCATAATTCACCTTAATAGTACATGTATCTGCCAGAAGTTCCATCCCAGCCCGACACAATCCAATCTGTCTCTATAACGTTTGATTCATATGGTCTTGTGAAATAATATGAAAGAGTTTCAATATCATAATGGCTCATTGATGGTTGGTCAAGTAAATGAACAGTCGCATCATTTATGTCTATCATTGAATTTAATTGGCTTGACCCAAAGCCATAGAGAACTGTGCAATATTGATGCAATCGATTATTGTTCTGGTGTGATCTTCTATCAACAAAATCATATCTCCAAGAATCATTCCACTCAAACGAAAGAGGCTTTTTAAAAAAAATCTTGTCTTGATTTTCTTCTGTAAAGAGGTCATCTTTTAAATTATAATAAAAATATCGACCAGTTGCTTTAAGAATAAAATCATATCTTAATAGATTAGATTTGTGATACTTGTAGAATGTATTCAATAACAGAGACTCACAAAGACTTTTATTTGGATGCGTGTTTACAATCTCATGCGCTTCTGGCGATATTTCCTTCAGCTGAACAAATTGCACATTTCTGTGATACGAAAGATTGAGTCTATATTCTTTCACATCATCAGACGAATCAACGATAATGATCTTTGCATCAGGTAATGCGTTTTGTAATGAGTTGACAGTGAATATTGTTTGTCTAAATCTTTCGTCTGCGTCGAATTTAGATCGAGTTTCACTATATGTGAAACGACCTTGTCTTGGATTTATTGATGATCCAATAACAACTACTTTATTCATAAAATTGATTCTTAATTACTTTATTCAAATATTGCTTATGTTTCATGTGAACAATTTCGTCAGAGAAATTTAATCCCCATGCTCGACAATCACACGAGTCTATTTTATCTATAGAATCCATAGCAGTCAATAATGATTTAAAATCTCTGACGCGATATCCTGTTTTCCCCTCGAGAACAGTTTCAGTAAACCCGCCCCAATCAGTTGTGATTGATGGTGTGCCAGATAAATTTGCTTCGATGACCATATTACCGAATGGCTCAACATAATGCGTTAATCCGATTAAACACTTTGCCTTACGCATCAATTCTTTTCGCTGTTCAGCATTTGCAACACCGAACATTTCAACATGATCTGGAGTTTTGCTGTACCCTAAACTCTGTAATGATCCAGGACCAGCAATAATAAGTTTTTTGCCTAACCTTTCTGTTGCTTGAATTGCAAGATGAACACCCTTCTCTTCAACAACTCTACCAAAGTATAAGAAATAATCTTCTTTTTGTTCGCAATATTCAAATTCATTGACTGTAAATGGGTTTGGAATTACATCATCGAACCAAGAAGGGTTCATGAGCATTCCTCTTTCACCATAGAACATATGCATATTTGCGTAAGAAGTAAACACGCGATATGGTGCAAATATTCCATTGGCTCTATATCCAATAGAAGGTTCAACTGCTTTGCAATTTGGATTCATTTCGCAAGCAAGTTGATTATCAACTCCAAAAAAACAAGCAATTATATCTCCATCACTTGCTCTCTTGCGAATTTCTTCGCCAGCAAGTTCATTGAATCGCTTTATTTCTGTTGGTGTTGTTGGAATATCAACATGCTCACAGTCAACCTGTGCACCAGGAATTCCATAGTGCACCATTTCAAAGTGCTGAGACAAATATTTGATATACTTGAACCCATGAACCGCAAATGGATCGACGCGGTTCATGAGTCCAGTTGGCGTTCTGGGATTTACCAATACATGGATTTTCATAACAAACTCAAAAAGTAATTACAGAATTATTTAGCATCCTTCATTGTCAAGGTTCCCCAATACGTTGTACCACCATCATATGTGATGAACGTCCACAAGTCACGAGCATTTGCTGCTGTTGTTGCAGGAGGTTGTGATCCACCAGCCCAATAAATTGTATTGGAGAATGTTGGATTCTTTGCACCTGTTCCATCTTGCAATAACAAGAGCGAGAACATCTGACCAGTGCCTGATGATGGTGCATTAGTGAACGTGAACGCAACGTTTGCAGTCAACACATGGCGGAAATAATTCGAATCTGCAAGATTGACAGTATTTGCGCCATTAGTATTTGTATTTGCAACAATAAAGTCTTTGACCGCTTGCAACGTTCCACCAATACCAGGACCAGTTGGACCTTGTGGACCAGTAACACCCTGCGGACCTTGCGGACCAGTGTTACCTTGTGATCCTTGTGGACCTTGAGGACCTTGAGGACCCTGTGGACCAGTGACACCTTGTGGACCCTGTGGTCCTTGCGGTCCTTGTGGACCCTGTGGACCAAACACACCTTGCGGACCTTGCGGACCAACATCACCTTGAACACCTTGTGGACCTTGTGGACCAACAACACCCTGTGGACCTTGTGGACCTTGTGGACCAGTAACACCAGTTGGACCTTGTGGACCCTGTGGACCAGCATCACCCTTATCACCAGTGCGAACAAATGTCATAATCACATTTGTGCTATTTGGGAAGTTTGAGCCAGTTAATGTTGAGTTTAATCCTGCAACAGGAACAACGAACCAATCACCGATATGGATATGCGAGCCGTTAATATTGAAGAATGTGTATTCTAGAACATTTGCAGAATTTGCAATCTTGAACGTGCCTTTGATTGTCGACGTCGAGTCATCGATTGTGTTCAAGTAATTGAAAACATTTCCACTCAAACGATCGATGTTATCAATATACATCTCAGTCGCAGATAGCAATGTTGTATTATTGAACTTGACATAGCCAGCTGTTGGATCAGTATTTGCTGTATTGGTATTGAAGATATATTCAAACGTTGCACCACCAAAGTCACCAGTGTCACCCTTAACACCTTGTGGACCTTGTGGTCCTTGCGGTCCTTGTGGACCAACGACACCTTGTGGACCCTGTGGTCCTTGTGGACCCTGTGGACCCTGTGGACCAAACACACCTTGTGGACCTTGTGGACCAGTGACACCTTGTGGACCTTCTGGTCCTTGTGGACCTTGTGGACCAAATACGCCCTGTGGTCCTTGTGGACCAGTGACACCTTGTGGACCTTGTGGACCAACAATTAATCCTGCATCAGTCCAAGAAGAACCATTCCAAACATATAGGTGACTATCTGCAGTTACGATATATGCATCACCAACATTTCCACTTCCAGGGAGATTTCCAACAGTCGCAACACTGCCAAGAATTGTTAATCCTGCACCAGTGGCACCAGTTGGACCCTGTGGACCTTGTGGACCAGTGGCACCAGTTGGACCTTGTGGACCCGTGCCGCCAGTAGAACCAATCGGACCTTGTACACCTTGTGGTCCTTGTGGACCCTGTGGACCTTGCGGACCAGTGACACCTTGTGGACCCTGTGGTCCTTGTGGTCCTTGTGGACCCTGTGGACCTTGAGGACCAACTGGACCCACATCACTGATAACAATTGTACCAGACATTGAAGAATGGTTTTGGCAAACATAATACAATGTGCTTGGTGCATTATATGGAACCGCAAATGTTACAGTGCCAACATCGTCACCATTATTTGTTACACCACTACTGTAAACATTTCCAACACTGTATGGCGCAGGAACTGTTTGGATCCAGAAAGGATGTCCAGATGCATTTACAAAGAATTCATATGTGAATCCGCGCATCAAATACAATGTAGGATCATTTGCGCCATCAATCAGATAATCACTGGCACCACTATTCGTTACAGTGTAATTTCTTGCACCAGTGACACCTTGTGGACCTTGTGGACCAACTGCGCCAGATGGACCTTGTGGACCAGTATCACCAGTCACACCAGTTAATCCTTGCGCACCCTGTGGACCTTGTGGTCCTTGTGGTCCAAATACACCCTGTGGTCCTTGTGGACCTTGTGGTCCTTGTGGACCAGCAGAACCTTGTGGACCAGTTGGACCTTGTGGTCCAAAGTCACCTTGAATACCCTGACTTCCTTGTACACCCTGTGGACCTTGTGGTCCTTGTGGACCAGCAGAACCCTTATCACCAGTTCTTACAAATGTGATAATAATTTGTTCATTATTATCAAATGAAGGAGCATTGCCTGTGATGTATGTACAATTGACTTCAAAGTAAGTTGTTTGGTCTGTTAGACTATTAATTGCAAATGTCACAAAATCGTTATGATTTGTTCTATTTGTAATTATGAAGTGACCCTTAATAGTTGATGATGAGTCATCAATAGAAGCCAAGAAATTGTAGATATTCGTGCCACCATCTTCACTGTAATCAATGTACAAACGATCAGCAAGAGTTGTATTTGAATTGTTCAGTCTGAGCAATCCATTTCCTGGATCTGAATTTGTTGTTGAATTGCTGAACAAATATTCGAATGTCGTACCACCATGAATACCTTGAGCACCTTGTGGACCTTGTGGACCAGTGTCACCAGCGACACCTTGAGTACCTTGTGGACCCTGTGGACCTTGCGGACCTTGAGGACCAGTGACGCCTTGTGGACCCTGCGGACCTTGTGGACCTTGTGGACCAGTAACACCTTGTGGACCTTGAGGACCTTGCGGTCCTTGTGCACCAGTTACGCCTTGTGGTCCTTGTGGACCCTGTGGACCTGGACCACCTTCTAACCCAATTGGACCAGGTTCACCTTGTGGACCCTGTGGACCCTGTGGACCAGCAGCACCCTGTGGACCTTGTGGACCACCAGATGGACCAGATGGACCCTGTGGACCTTGCGGTCCAGTGTCACCCTTGTCGCCAGTTCTTGCAAATGTAATTAATACATCTTCGAAATCGCTGAAACTTGCAGCGCTGCCGCTCACATAACTGCAATTGACTTGGTAATATCCAGTCTTGTCAGTAAGGCTGTTAATTGTAAACAGTGCAAAGTCTGCTGTGTTTGCTTTATTGCTAACTTTAAAGTGACCTTTGACTGAACTTGTTGAGTCATCAATTGTTGCAAGGAATGTTTGAATATTAGTTCCATTGTCATCAACATAATCAATATACAAACGATCTGCAAGACTTGTTGCTGCATTATTGAACTTGAGTGTTCCTTGTCCTGGATCAGAATCAGCAACATTGGTGCTAAAAGTAAAGTCAAAAGATGCACCACCAAAAGAACCTTCAGGACCAACAGGACCAGTTGGACCTTGTGGACCTTGTGGACCAGGAACATTTGAAACGCCAGATGGTCCTTGTGGACCCTGTGGACCTGTTGAACCTGTTGAACCCGCAACACCTTGTGGTCCTTGTGGACCTTGCGGACCAGCATCACCTTGAACACCTTGTGGACCCTGTGGACCTTGCGGACCAACAACACCCTGTGGACCTTCTGGTCCTTGTGGACCTTGTGGACCAACAACGCCCTGTGGACCTTGTGGACCTTGTGGACCTGCTGCGCCAGATGGACCTTGTGGTCCAGTTGATCCTGTAGCACCTTGTGGTCCTTGCGGACCAGCATTACCTTGAGCACCTTGCGGACCAGTTGGACCTTGTGCACCAGTTACGCCTTGTGGACCTTGTGGACCCTGTGGACCTGCTGTACCAGATGGACCTTGTGGACCTTGTGCGCCAGTTACACCTTGTGGACCTTGTGGTCCAGTTGATCCTGTAACACCTTGTGGACCCTGTGGTCCAGTGGAACCAGTAACACCTTGTGGACCTTGTGGTCCAGTGGAACCAGTCGCACCCTGTGGACCTTGTGGTCCAGTAGAGCCTTGTGGTCCTTGAGGACCAACTGAACCAGTAGCACCTTGTGGACCTTGTGGTCCAGTGGAACCTGTCGCGCCTTGTGGACCTTGTGGACCTTGTGGTCCAGCAGCACCCTGTGGACCTTGTGGACCACCTGAAGGTCCAGATGGACCTTGTGGACCTGTTGGACCAGCAGCACCCTGCGGACCCTGTGGACCAGCGCTGCCTCTTAATGTAGATACGCGAACTGTAGTCATTTCGTTACCTGTGGATTAACTGTAATAATGCCTTCAACTAGGCGCGAGGTTGAATTTGCTGCATCTTTTGACTTAACATCAAATAGATAACGACCCGCCTTAATATTTGCAGTTGTAGCGGAATTCATAGAAAATATGACATTCCCGCCGACGGCATTTGCGACTGCAACATTTAGATTTGCAGTCGCAGAAGAAGAATAGTATGATTTACGAATTGATGAAGTGAAGGAATACCCTGTCACGTTTATTGGGGTTCCATCGTCGGTTGTGAGGTCGAGATCGAAACTGAAATCAGTCCCCTGATCGATATCTAATTCTACAAATTGAGCCATTTACGGGTTCCTGCTTTTATAGACCTATTTATTATTTTTAAACTTGTTCGATATAGATCAAACTGCAAGAATTTGAGGTCGAAACTACGACATTTTTATTCGTATTTGCAAATATTGTGCTGACGTTCCGAGTAGCACTGACTCCGTCTATGGTGTAATCGGAACCAATAGCCACTAGAAACGAATTCGAATTCATCGATGCATTAACGCTTGAATTCTGAATTCTAATCACAGAAGTTGTCACATTAATTACAGTATTGTCATTATTACTTGTAGCAAATTCCAGTTTGGCGAACAAAGTGGATGGAAGACAACTTAAAGAAACAGGATTAGTATAATCCCAGGAGTCGACATATGGAGTCCAAGTAGAAGTATATGGGGTGTTTATAATTCCACTTGACCCACCTTCATAACTCACAAATACCTCACCGTCGAGCAGATAATATTTGTGTTCTGGCTTAAATTTTTGTGATACACCTTGACTATTATTTTTTGGTTCTAACGTGATTCTGCATCCAGTATTAATTGAGCAGTCCTGCCCTCTGGATAACTGAACTTTTGTTAACATTAATCACCTCTATCTGGTATTTCCCAATCGTTAATTACACCTGGATATGGCTGTAAACTTCTAGAGATTGCTCGATGCTCGAGTTTTCTATTTATGTAATCTACCCCAGTGACTCTTCGGTATTTCTCCAACTGTTCTTCAGTTAGAGAGTAGATATAATCGCTAATTTCTTTAACTGAAATATCTTGTCTTATTTTTATCCTAGATTCAGATATAATTGGACTATTTGTTTGTTTCGACTCATGAGTCGCTGATCGAAGATAATGATAAACTTTAATCTTTCGCTGATGATAAATTTTATAATCAGCAAGTATTGAAGAAATGACTAAAATTTGTTCTTCACCTTCGAAGAATACTCTGGTGTTATATCCAACTTCTCGAATCCATTTTGTTGGAGCAAAGAAATTTCCAGCGCAAATGTGAATTGCTGGTTTTGCGATTTTTGGCGACTCAACCCATGCACCATGAGCATGTAGTCTTAAATTCTTATCAAATTGAAAATATCCGAGATTGACGGAGATGTCCTCGGATAAAGTGTGTTTTGTGATCTTGTCACCTTCTAGATCATAGTTTTTTGTTCCGCATGTTAATA